AGTATGATACGGGAATAAGAAGAATGAGGGGTAATTGACGCTTTTTAGTTCGGTCATATGCTATATACCTGCTATGCTATATTTTCCGGACGCAGCGCCCAGGATCACAGGGCTTCATGCTAGAAAATTGTGGCCACTGGAAAATCGGCACCAAATTCCACCGGTTCAAGACTGGCGCTAATACCATAATTACCATAGATATGGTTGAGCTGGTTACCTGGCAAGATGGAATTGTATATTATGACGAAATCATTATACCAGGTAAAAGCCCATATTTCTTAATCAGTGGGATGGGGTGGGACAACTGGGGAGAGGAGTGGGAGAAAACTAGGTATTCCATTTTGACTGACTTAGAGGGTTACTTAACTGTATACTATGGCGGCGTTGGAAGCAGGCCAACCGATAAGCCTAATGTATTCGACGCGATCCCAGTCACCTTAAAAGATTGCCTCGGCCATGTGATGTATGAAACGGATCGGACTCGCATTATCGACGCGATTCTGGAGTGGACTGCGAAACTGAGGGGCAATTGCTCGTGACGCGGCGGCGCGGCACCCCAGAGCGAAAGGCGGCGCGCTGTGGAAGCTAGACAGTTCTACGAAGAAACCATACTCAATAGAACCAACGCCGAGGGCGAAACCCTCTTCGACACGGTACATCGCATATACCCAGAATACAACACCCACCAGGCACCACAAGCCACCGACTACATGATCCACATGCTCGCAGCCGAATTCGGGGAGCAACCCTACTGGTCCGAGATCGAAGATGAACTTTACGAAATGATTATCGCAGGACTCACATGAAAACCGCGAAGCCCGTGACCGGATACAAAATCACCAAACGCTGCGAATGCTGCGCCCCCAAGGGCAAACCCCGAACGCAGAAATGCATGTGCAGCGACGGGGTCATGAGGCGCAAAACAGCCCCCATCGGTAAAATCCTCACTTACGAAGGCAATCTCGTCGACTGCCCCTACTGCGACGAGACCGGCAAACGGCACCTCAGCGCACCCCACCCCTCCCACAAAATGAGCAAGCGGAGAACTGAAATCCGCTGCCCCGGCAGCACCGAACGCTTCTACTCCGTCCGTCACTGTATTAAATGCGGCAGAGAAGAACTCGAACACGCCGCCGGCCACTTCCTCAATGGGCTAGATTTCCCTTGCAAGGGCATCAAAGATGCGAACCAAGAAGACTAGAGCAATTCTCGCCCGCCTCGCCAAAAGAATGAAAGGCCACAACCACTGCGCCAACATTCTGGACGACGCCTTCACCGAAGAGGTTCAGTCCAAGGCCACCGAATTTATCTCTGAGCGAGACTATCGTGCTCTGATTGAGGTCATGGAATCTGGGGAGGACGAGGACGCCCTGGCCGAGGCTACGGACATAGTGATCGACAGTTTCCTACGATATCTGGGGTACACCAAAGCACGGAAGCTGCGAAAGTAATGCCCCTATCAGAAGCGAAAATGCCAGCAACAACGGTCAGAGCACTAGAAGAGCTGCGCAGTGGGAGACACGCCTTCATTAAATGGCATCTCCCGCTTCCAATCCCTAGCAGCTTCGTCCTCCATGGCTACAATGGAATACTCGGATTATTCAATTACAGAATTACAAGGATAAAGCTGGATAATATCGACGAGGTCGAACTATGCAGCTTCAAGAGAATAGGCAGAAAACGGGGGCGTCACATCTTAGTAAGCTCTGAAAACCCAACATCTAAGCCGATGCTGGCAGTGAATGTCACATTTGATGTTCACAATTATGGTCATTATGACGGCGACATCCTACTGCTAAGGAACTGCTGGAGATATGGGGTATTGGACACTTCCTTGCTAAGCCCTAAGTTCGCCGGTGTGTACCTCAACTGGGCTGATCTCAAAACTATTCGGAGGGAAGTGATGGGCGTACTTTTCTAGCGTCGTCTCGCACTTTCTTCGTCCTATCCGGGTACAGCTTAATCCATCCCTGCTCAATTGCCGTCCTGCGTCTATGGCAATTGGCGCATCTAATCTCACACTTTTCTAATTCATTCAATATGCCATTCCATGTAGACAATTCTATAAAATAGATGATAGAATAACAATTCGCTGCCGGTCGCATGCGCTAGTTGGCCCTACGTTAGCTGAAGTTGAAAAGTATTGGATGCAGAAATTGGGATTAAGCGCACACAATCTACGAAAGGGTAGCATAGAAACCAGACCGCCAAAACCAACCGCAAATTACTCAACAGGCCTTTGTTATCTTAGGCTAAACGATTGCGAAATTACTCAACGAATATTTGGCGCAATCGGGGCATACGCTGGAATTGATTCATCAAAATGGATTGGCTAAAAGACGCGTTATGATACATCATTTCGCTGACAACTACACCCAATGGTTTAACAGCTACGAACTCGTGGACATGGTCCAAGTAAATGATGGCCACATCGTAACGGCCCAGAAGCCAATCTTTGACGAAAATGTAATCAACATGGCCGCCCTCAGACCCACCATTGGGTTCCTCTTCGACTACTGGGGCATGAGCCTAAACTACTACGGCCAAATTGTCACCGATGGCGTCCTCTACGCCTACATCAAAGGATCCACCGGCCCCGAAGAACACCCCTACGCCAAAGGCCAATGGCCGGTAACGCACACGCCAAGAGTGCAAGAAATCACTGGTGACATGCTCGAAGCATACCCCCTAAACCTCTACGTAAGAAGCATGCTTCGAGCATCCATTAGGAGGTACATTGAAGGTCTGGAAGCGTGGCCAATCTAATTACTGCACGAGTAAATATCCCCATGGCCACAGCCCCCACACCACTACCACTCTGCGGATACTGCCATGGTCATGGCTGGGTCCTAATCCTACGCTGGTGGCCCTACCGCAAATGCCTCCTCTGCAATGGGACCGGAAAAGCCCCACCACCCCCACCCTCGGTAGAAACCCCCAAACCCAAACCTATGATTAGAGTAATCTACCGAGGTCGTCGGACCAGTGAGGCTGACAGCGTTCCACGGAGGATGATATGAAACCGAAACCCAAAAAGAAGGCTTCCAAGATCATGAAATGCCGCCGCTGCAACGGCAACGCCATGCCCCACATGGCCTACTGCCCCAAATGCATCGGCATCATCAAACGGGAAATGGCCGAGAGTGGGTACCTCACCGAAGTCCCCAAGGAACCAGTCCTGGAAGATGAAACCAAAATCGAAGAAATCGACGATTCCCACAAGGGTCGCAGATTATAAGCGCCGGTAGCTCAATTGGCAGATAATGATATACGGTAGAAGCTGTAGCGGCACAGCACCGGTCTCCAAAACCGGCATTTGAGAGTTCGAGCCTCTCCTACCGTGTTAGTCCTGCTCGGCGCGTTAGTATTTGAAAGCATGAAGGCGAGACGCATGGGCATGTACATTCCAACGATGCTGGTCGTTTACCTCCTCGAAATAGTGCTCGGAGTAGTAATCACCACCAACCTGGCCAGACGCCATGGGAAACAACAAGGTCAATACGACATGGTCTCTCCCATCCTCGGCTGCGGGATAATCGTCATTGGTGCACTGCTAACAGCTGTAGTGGTACTAGTAACCATATTGCTCTCGGTGCTAAATCACGTAGGAAGCTGGACATGATCTGTGATTATTGCGGCAAAAACAGAATTGATGAACACGGCCTTAGTCAGCCATGCATGAAAGTGGTCTCTGCCGGCCATTTGAAACCCAAGAATTGGTGCGGATGCGAGCGGGGACGCGAAACACTACGGCAGAAATTGGCTCGTTGGTTCAAGGGCGGTTAGCAGTCGAACCATCTCCAACCAAACATAATCTAATGGCTTTGGAGATGGTTCTATGAGCGAGATGGATGATAAAATAATTGAGTTGTATGACGGCGGCCTGACTTATAAAGAAGTGTCATTAAAGACCGGCGCTAGTAATGCCAGAATATCTAAATTGGTAAAAGGCCATCGATCACAATCAGATGCTGGGAGATTGACGGTCTCCAAGGGCATATGCAAAGTCGCAAATATGACATCGGAGCAATGCAGCGCGAACGCAATTAAATCGGCGATATCAAGCAGGAAATTTTGGACAAAACCAGAGCGAATGTTCAGAATATTACTGAATGAATGCGGCGTCGGCGTCAAGTTTCCGCCCGGCATGCATGAGATAATCAAACAAAGCGATGATGTCAATGCGGATATATTTTACCAATACCCAATCCAAAGGTATTTATGCGACTTCGTTGACCTCACGCATAAAACCATATTTAGGATAAATGGTGACTACTGGCACGCCAACCCACTGCTTTATCCAAATCAAGATGACCTAACGAAACCACAAAAACACAATAGGATTCAAGATCGAAATGCTAAAATTTACTTCGAGAAGCATGGGTGGATAATAATTGACATATGGGAGAGTGAAATCGCATGGGACCAAGACAAAGTGAAACACATAATCCGGGCGGCTAGGGAAGCGGCTAACCCGACTGGCCTACATCCAGTAGATCCCCGGTTCGAATCCGGGGCCGCCCAATGGCAAGATAGGCTGAAAAAATTGTGGTTCAGGCAACCAAAAACAAAGACAAGAACCAATTTTGGGCACGGCATGTGTAAATGCGGAAAGCAATTCGAGTTTCAGAACCAGAGGGAAGCAGCAAGGAAAAAGTACTGCAGCGTAGTATGCTCTGCATTCTATAAGCGGAAAACGAAATGGCCAAGCAATTTGGCCGAGCTGGTTGCGCAGAGCTCAATGAGAGCAATTGGTATCTTATTGGGGGTGACAGACAAGGCCGTCAAGAAACACCTGAAGACTAAGGCCTAGATCATTATGGAACGAAGACAGATGGCATGGATTAGAAGCGGCAACCCCGTCCAGATGTTCACCGAGATGGTCAGCATCGTACGCGAAGGAATCATAGATGGTGAGGTAACTAATGCCTCCATCGTCAAGGTCCTAACCCCCATCGACCCCAACGACCCACGCCAACGCCACAATCAGAAAGCCGTCCTCCTCACCGACGAGACCAGCGATCGCCCCGGAAACCAGATCTGGTTATACCTGGAGGTGCAGTTCAAAGATGGAGGCACTTTTGGATGCCTCACTAAGGATGGAGAGCGCTACTCAATGAACGCCGAGACCTCCATGATCGGTGGTGTCGGTGGTGAGGGCGAAGGCTGGACTTTACATAGTCCTACTGATCCCATGCAGTTCAGCCACCGGGTTGTTCAGCAGATTAAAGAATTCATTGGGAAGTTTTTGGAGAAGCAGTGAAGCTGGACGATCTGAAATGCGAAGTGTGCGGAAAGAAGGGAGTAGCCACTTGGTCAGCCACAGAGGGAGCCCGCTGTCAGGAACACAGCGGGTACGTGGAGAAACACAAAAATACCCCGGCAGGTGAGGCCACGAGTGCCAACTCGTGCACCGCCGGGGACCACCTGGGCGAGGACCATTTAGCAGGTCGCCGGGTTTGGGACCCGGAGATTCGTGTGGGTGCGAACCCCACCGCCCAGATTTACCGGCACGATTGTGGTAGCAGTTCAAAGCGGTGCATAGTACTTGGAATCCCAATGAAGAAGGGACTATTTCACCATATAACCCAGGGTGTAGCTCAGAGGCAGAGCGCTCGGTCCGGAACCGAGAGGCCGGGATCTCAAAATTCCCCACCCTGAATATACTTAATCTGACCGGTATTCACTTCACTTTTGCGACTTCCGAGGTGCCATCCTCCATGGCTTTGTCGTGCTCTTTGTCTGCCTCCCCCAAGAGCGCCTCGAATTCCCCCACATGTACTTTCTCTTCCTTGGCCACGTCCAAGAAGACCTTTTTGATCTTCTCGTTCTTGGTGCTGGCCGCCATTTGTTCATAGAGGCTAGCGGCATCCAGCTCGGCGATAATAGCTTGGCGTAGGAGAATGGCATCGCTAGACTTGGCTTCGTCGGCGACGCCTAGTAACGCCATGGTTTCGGATATTAATTTAGGATCTGGGTACATATGGCACCTCTATTAAAGGTTTGCCTGGTGCCATGCGGGACTTAGGCCAGCGGTACTGGATCGTTAAACAAGGCCAGGTAGGCCGGATTGTCAACCTGGGCTGCGGAGCCATCCGGCTTAGCTACTGCCACCTTGGCAGGAACAACCGATAGCAACAGCTGTTTAGTGCCAGTAAGATACGCCTTTAAGCCATCATAGGCTAGCTTCTTAGCATCTTCAATGCCGCCCTGGAGTACACCAGAGCCGTTATCAACACCATCGCGAAGTTGAGCCAGAGTGGGGGCATTGCCAGTAGTCAGAAGTGTTGGGCCAAAGACTACTTCACGCAGTCTAGTATAAATAGCCATCAGCTGCTGTGTTGCCCCAACTGAAAGAGTTTCTAGATTGATGTCGGCAAACTGTACAACCTGGAGCACAGTCTTGCCTGTCATGTCTACGCCGCAAAGAGTGGTTACTGGTCTGGTCGCCATTGAATAGCTCCTAAAAGAGTATTTTTGATTACTTTGTCTTAATAGGTTTAGTCGGTTTGGCTTTTAACTGTAAAGCAGGTAGAAGGTCAGGAATGGGGTTGGTGACCGCATCACCATTAGCCCATTTAATTACATCAACTGCTCTACCATTATAACATTGGTCACTAGCCCTGACTACACCGCTCAAATACATAATCCACTGCTTATAGACTACATCATTAGGTGCAGCTTTGGCTTGGTTAAAAGCAATCAATGCTGCTGCTGGATAATCCCCCTTTAGTAGGTTAATTAGGTATGCTCTAGAATCATTTGGATTAGGAGTCGCAGCTAAAGCGTTACTTAATACCGCAGAACGATTGTGGCCCCACCGATTACACACTTTAGCGTCATCCGCCACCGACGAGAAGGTGAGCATCCATTGAGCATTCTTATCTGGTAAACTGGGAGTGATGGGTGTACCAGACTCGCACCACACCGAGGCAGCTAGGGCTGGGGTCGTTGCTTTTTCTGGTATAGCCATGCTTTATATTTCCCGTCACCATTCCTTACAAGTGTGGCGTCCCATCGTTGGTATTACCTGAAGTATCAACCGCAGTACTGCAATCCGGCCAATGTAAGAAGATATCAGGAATAATGTAGCCTCCGCCAGCAACCGCCGCAATCTCTACGTCAAGCAGGGCTCGACTCCAGATTGCGTAGTTATTGGCCTCGCCAACTAGGCCAATACTCCCCGCCCCCCGCGCTGCGAAGGTTGAAAGTACATTACCAGCGATCGAGCCAGATGCAGTAGTGCCTGACTGCAGTACTCCATCCACAAAGAAATCTAGAGAGACAGTCCCCAGCCCATCATCAGAAAAACGAGCCGTATAACAATGCTCCACTCCAGGATCTATTGAAGCAAGAGTGTCTAAGTCAGCAAAACCAATACACCCAATATGCCATCTACCGTCATATTGCAAAAACACCTGGGGCTGTCCAGTTGGCGTCCCAGAATAGTCGGCTTCGGCCATCATCTGGACTCCCCCATCATAGACAGACGAAATTCGGGCACTGACAGTCAGTCCATATCCTAAAGTTAGTGCCGGGTGTGTGATGTAGCTCGTTCCTCTGAAAGTTGGAGCGGGGTCCGCCGTCCCCACCAACGGTTCCCCCACAGGCCCTTCACCGTATTCGCTGGTGGCCGTGGCGGTGAAACTGAAAGCATAGCCGGGTCCGACCGCGATGAGCGCGGCGACATCCCCACTGATCGTGCCCTCATACCATGTGTAGGAGGTGATCGTGCCCGCTCCGGGGTCGGCCACGGCGGATAGCTGATACAGCCAGACCGTTCCGTTCCAGGTCGCCGAGACCAGGGTGAGCGTGGCCGGACCGGGGAGATTGTTCGGAGCGTTATCCGGTACGTCGATGGTCCAGCCGCGCGCAACCAGCGTAGTGTAGGAAGTCTCGTCGGAGTAGCCGTTGTTGCCGGTGAATGCGATCGCGCCCCCGTACACTCCGCCCGCATCCGCGGCCGCCAATAGCGAGTCTACCTGGGCCACAGAGAGCCCGCAGTTCGTCACATCCACCCGCGACAGGTTGCCGGTGATGTGGAATACCCCGCCTACCGCGGTGCTGTACAGGTAGAACACGTCGCCCGTTACGTACACGTCGCCCGCCACGGCACCATACGCCAGCACGGGGAAGATCAGCCCGCCGGTCGCGGTGTCCAGCACTCCGCCGGAGATGTACGCGTCGCCGGCGACGGTGAAACCGCTGGCCAGCTGGCAGCCCACCACGTCTATCGCACTGGTTCCAAACGCCGAGGCCGTGGACGAGGCCGTCACATGGATCGAGCCCGTGATCGTCGCCGGTGGAATCGTCGTGAACCATTGAGCCGCTGTGACCGCCCCGGCGACCATGGCGTTGACGGTGCAGTTCCCTGCGCTCAGGGCCGCGAAGCTAGCTGCACTCCCGGATGGAACCGAGTCGTCGAGCAGCGTGTAGTTGATCACGGCGTTGCCGCATGCTGCGGAGGCCGAGAATACCGGAGCGTTCGTAGCAACTCCGCCAGCCACCGTGTAATCCCATTGCACGGTGTCGCCAGGCCCAAAGATCGTGCTCGCCGGCACGCCTCCGACCGTGTAGTTGCCCGGATTCAGACCATCGTTATCGGCCAGGGCGTTTGTCCAGAGATACGGACCGGCCGGGGTATCTGGAAGAGTGCCATCAATTGTACCTGCTGAGGTAGTTGGGCCATAGGCATTAGAGTGTGTTATATAAATTGAATATGGAGCATTGGGGGCATATCCAGAAACATAAGAATTAAATGTATTGAAAACTGTGCTGTCTAAAAGTGTTTCGCGATAGATTTCGGTGTCGTCAAAATAGTCTGACCAGGAGATATTTATCTCCCAACAGGTAAAGTCTTGGTTCCAATTAATAGAATCTAAGTTTGGAATCTGAGCGGGGGCACCAGCATTAGGTAGGGGGCTGCCCATTGCGATCTGGGAGGCGTCCGACGGATCGGACGGTTGGCCACGCCCGTAAATGGCGCTGACGCCGTAGCAAACGATGCCGCTCAAATCAGCACTAGGAGCGATGGGAGATCCACTGTCTATGAAGTAGCTACCAACACTTGCCAGAGGACATCCCCACGACTCCCCTCCCATGCTGTCGGCGTAGTCGATTGTCCCCACCATCATCACATAGGTCCACGCTGAACCATTCCAGTTAGCGCTAGACCAATCGGTAAGGGGATCAATCACCGGGGCACTCGGCTTACTGGGAGCTAGAGGATCGCTAAGCCATGACAGCGTCAGAGGATCGCTTATTGGCCCATTGCCAGCAGCATTGACACCGCGAGCCTTCGCCACAAACGCAGTCGCAGCAGTATGCTCACCGTTCAGCAGGAGGGTGATGCAGTCAGCGGGACCACCGGGACTCACATCCATGTACCCTTGCGGAATGCCTTCCACTTCCGAAGCTGGATAACATGCGCGTCCGTGACCGGCAGCCCCGTAATCGCTCTCTTGATTTGCTGCCCACACATCACTACCCGCCGCGTCCGAAACCCACCAACTGGAAACATTCCACCACAACACTCCGTGTGTACCTGTCAGCACCTTCTTGCCACCATAGATGCCAGTGATGGTGTAGTATCCCTCCAAGTTTGGATACAGCGTATGTAATCCTGTGCCATCACTCACCGCCCCGCCTGCAAACTTCTTCGCGGCGGTGTACGTGCCACTATCGTTGATGTCGTAGACCACACTGGTGGACCCTACACTGGTCGCATCCAGAGTGTAGACGTACTTATCGCCATCTAAGAGGGCTACGACAGTGGGCGTAGTGGCCTTGGCGGGAACTTGCAGCCATGTCCCCGCTTCACTGACCGGTCCATCTCCAGCAGTATTGTGCCCCTTAGCCAAGCAACTGCCGGTGGTGCCGTACGCCTTGGTTGCTGTTGCCACACCCCACGTTACGCCAGCATCATAGCTGTACAGCATGGAAGTAGAGCCCGTCGCCGTGGCGTGGGCCGTTACTGTGGTGGCGTCATAGATAAAGGTGGGCGTGGTGGCCTTGGCGGGAACGACAGGAGGCAGGGGTGATACTGCCAACTTAGTAATTATGGCAGAAGTGTTGAATTTGGCCAACACAAAATCACTGGCCGCTTCGTCCTGGAGATATCTTGTTAGGGTGGGGTATCCGACTGCGTCCACGCGCGTTTCCCGCGTGGCTATGAGCCTTTCCCCAAAAGTTAAAGAAGTGAGGTCTTTGACCACCCCGCCCACTAGGGTTACTTCTTTAAAGCCAACTATGTGGATATTTGACATATCAACCCATGAATTTCAATATAAGTATATTTGCGGCGTGTGACCCACTCTGGATACAGCAATGCCCACGGTGAAACTAGCGGCCAAACCGGCTGAAAGTTCTAACACGGTGACAGTTGGCACACACTAAGTCGCATTTTATTATTTCGGCAGTCAACTCGCCAATGGTATACCTACGGCACGCCACATTAGATATATTAAATGACTTGGTCAGACTGTCACGGTGGTCAAATTCCATCGCTGTGGGGTGAAATTGGAGGCCACAGTCCTGGCATGGCTGCTTCTTGCGGTTCTGAACAAATGCTCGCTTATACAATCCAGACTCAGATGGAACATCACCAATTAGCCGGTACTTATGCCCTAGCCTATGACAAACAGCACACAGTAGGCGGCATTTCTTGGACTCAAGCAGCGTGGCTTCCCAAGAGTTGCCAGCCAACATGTGACTCATACTTTTAAATTTATCAGACAAGTGATGAAAATCATACGCGGCGTTGTGGAACTGCCCACCGCATTCGCTGCACTTTCCACCCATTATCTTAACTAATTTATCTTTCCTCAATCTGGCTCTCAGCCTTTTATTGCTAACTGAGACATTGTGGCATTTTGAACAATAATATAGTCCCGGTTGTGGCTCACCACCGCACCCCACGCACTGGCCCTCTATTTTACGACGACCGCGAACCCCCTCACGCTGCTGATTGGCGTGACAATTTGGACATATTCTGCAATAGGTAAATCCTCTTTCACACAAGTTATTAATATACTTACGGACTTTGCGCTTAGTGCCGCATTGCGGACAGTCACCAGCATCAGATTTGGAGTCAAGTCTGCGGAAGTAACTTGGATTGAAAACTGGGATATTGTGGCGTTTACAGAACTGACCTAAACCAACATCTGAAACACCTATTTCCTCCGCTATGGCGTTGAGTGGCCTCCGAGTAACTTCGGAGGCCACCCAAGCTATACTCTTTATGATTTTAGGCATGCTCTATATTTGATTCCAGTATGCCACATCAACAAATTACTCTTGGAGAGTCGTAAGCCAGTAAGCCACATCCACAAAATGTGCCCAAGAGGCGCGCTGCACTCTGGGGATGGGGAACTGGTAAGGCGGAGCCTTCGGCTCCCGCACCAACCGCATCCCGGCTTCCCGAGGCGTCCGAGCGGACTTGCGCGTATTGCAAGCTACACATGCACAAACCAGGTTGTGCCACTCCAGCTTGCCGCCCCGGCTCTTGGGGATAACGTGGTCCAAAGTCAAATCCGAAGACTTAAACTTCTTGCCGCAGTACTGGCACCGGAAGCCATCCCGCGCAAAGAGGTTGTGCCGGTTGAGCTTAACCTTCCGACGCCGATACTCCCCATAGTGGGTCAGCCGCAGAATGGAGGGGACTGCGATGTGCCGGTTGACGGTCCGGAGCCAGATGTGCTGCTCCCGCTCGAACTCAGCCTTGAACTCACTCAGCTCCTTCCAGGACTCGAAATCGTAGGTGAAGTACTTGCGATTAGGCTCTTCGCCTTCGATATCTAGGGCCTCGGCCCGACCCTGCATGAGCAGGTTGACAGCCTTCCGCGCCGTGACGAAATCTTGCGCCACATAGTTGCGGTTCAGGATCAGAACAGGCTCTGATAATACGGCAGTCATGATAACCTCCTTAATGCTCGGGACAGGAGTCGAACCTGCAAGACCTTGCGGCCACAAGCACCTCAAGCTTGCGCGTCTGCCAATTTCGCCACCCGAGCGATTAGTCAACAACTCCTACTTATATTTATTCATCGGTGGGCTTACCTCGCTGCTGGCCGCCCGTGCTGTCCAGCGGCAGCAGCGGCAAATACCACATAATTCAAAAGTCCGGTATGAAGATCGCCGTATTGTACGAGAATATGACGCCGCCAGAACTTCAAAACCACTTACAGCAGCAAGTCGAAGAAGCTCTCGGAGAGGTCAACCGTTGGTACTGCTCCCAGGCTATGGGATACAACGTCTCAGACCCAGAAATCCTCCTTAAATACTATATTAAGAATGGTGGAGCGGAGGGGTACCGCAAGCGCCACGAAGAATACCACCAAATGTCCGCCCCCTCACCCACTGTCTAATGCACCCGGCGAGACTCGAACTCGCACAACCCAGCTTCGAATGTCCCTGGTGGGATTCGAACCCACAAAATACCACCTTCGGAAAGTGGTGCCCATCCAATTGAGCATCAGGGACGCATAGGGAGAGTGTAATCTCGCGGAAGTTTTAATTTATCAAGAACCACAAGCCAATCGCCGCAATTACATATTGTATCAATAGCCTTATTTAATTGGCAATTATGATCTATAACTATCTTATCGTCAATTAGGCCACGGTGATATTCACCATGACAATTGTGGCAATAAGCGACACATTTCCTAAGTTCCGCAATAATCTTCTTGAATTGGTGCCCAAACGCTTTATTTCCCAACTCAAACGACTTATCTTTAAGATGATGGAACACAATGTTGGTTATGGTTTTATCATAGCCACACTTTTGGCATCTATACCCAATTAAACAAAGGATTGCTCGCCGATTCCTACTTCGGATTAAATTAGCTGGGTCAGCGCCATGCGCCTCTACAAATTTATCGCGCCAATTGCGGGTATTATTACGTTTCCTAGCCCTAAAATTCTCGACAGAGCAAGTGGGGCGGGGCGACTTGAATGGCTGACAATCAAGGCACCGAACTCGACTACCCAAATTATGGAGCTTGCCATCTATTGTCATCCAATTCGGAAACGTAGCGCCACATTTGCATGTTTTCATATACTATATTTGACACTAAGTACTCTATCCAATTGGGCTACACTAAGATAGAACCAGAAAAGTGTGCCCTATCCAATTGGACTACGGGTGCTTAATTTCCCAACGCCTGGGCGTATCCGCTTTCCCCTCATCCCACCCTAAAAACCATTGCTCACGCCGTTCCCCCTGGTGTGGGTTGGCCTCACGCTTCAACCCATTACCAAATGCGTAGTACCCTTGCACATAATAATCAAGACCATACCCAGCACGGGCGCGATTACATTTAGATGAAGATTTGTAAACGCGCTTAGTCGTTCCGCATCGTTTACATATCCTTCCCTCCTCGTAAAGGTGGTTGCTAAATCCATTGATACAGGGCTTTGATTTCATAATGACCCCGGTGGGGCTCGAACCCACGACCCTCTGCTTAGAAGGCAGATGCTCTAATCCAACTGAGCTACGAGGTCGAATGCCACGATCACGCTCGTGGCCAGCGCATAACCCGGAATGCGGATAGCAGGAGTCGAACCTGCACGGCTTGCGCCACTAGTTCTTGAGACTAGCGTGTCTGCCAATTCCACCATACCCGCGATATTTTTACTTAAACCCATTGGGGTAAGCCAAAACCTCTGCCCGCCCCCAAATCGCAGCTCCGAACTTTGCCAGCAACTCATCCCCAGTGACAGTATACACCTCTAAAATAGGCGAGTGTAACTTCTCAGAGACGATCACCACAAAAGTGGCCTTGTCTATACTCCCCCGGATCATCCGATGATATTTTTGGCCCAGTTCGAAGTGGAGTTCATTCGAGGGAAAGATTCTGCTCTCTTGTCCAAGCATCAACAGCTTCCTTTAGTTCTTTTCGGGTGCTCTTGAATACTTTTACATACGACCGATTAGTCACCAGCATTCCGTGCTCCCATAGGCCCTCATAGACCCCATTGCCATCGTAGAAAAACTCTCTAGTTCCTGTTCTACTAAATGCCCAGGTGGCAGGTTTAACCCGGACATGGAACACTGGCTTACTGCCTGGCGATTCCACAGCATCAGAAACATACCACTTATTCGGCCATTTGTCTGATGTATCTGGCAATGCGCCGATCCCCGCAAAGCACTCACGATCAAGCTCTGTGGTTATTGCATCAGTCATTAAATCAAAAATGGTCGGCGGACGCATAGGCCGCAGTCCCACAATCCCTAGAACCTCATACGTGTAACGTCCCATAATGGTTCTTTATCCTTTTTGCGACAGCTTTGTCTGAAACACCCAATGATATTGCGACAGCCCGATACGATGAATTCTTTATTAGCTCTGGGAGATTATCTGGCCAAGTAATTTTCTCCCGTTTAATAAGGGCACACTCGCGGCATGTATTCCCACGCCTCATTAGCTTGCCACACCTGCACCTCTTGGCGTGCAATCGTTTGTTAACAAGCACTGGTGATATGCCCATCTTATCGGCGACTACTTCTATTGTCTCGTTCGCAACCAAGCCAGCGAGGTCATCAGGCCACTTTATTTTATTGGCATACTGGCATTGACATTTCCATGAACAGAATTTATTGCCCTTGGTTGGCCTCCCGCACTCGTGGCAATATGTGAATTTATGGCTAGTTGGGATTGGTCTCTGAGGCCCAATGGCTGCCATCGCCACCTTGCGATTATCAACATTAACTTCTGGACATGCCCTAATACCAGCGTGAATCTCACCATGACAATTATGACAGACCATCACGCATTTATCCGCCTCCTCAATAATATCATTCCACGATGAGCACTTATTAATCAACCTAGCCATGGCTGCCTTTTTATCTCGCAAATGGTGCCATGCAAAGTTGCCGTGATATTTATCATATCCACATGACTGACATTTACCCCCACTGTACTTGACGAGCCACTGTTTTGCCTTAACTCGCCATCGTTGTGTGCTAACATAACTCATCGAACCCTCGATTAAAACATTATGTTTGCATAGAATAGCCACCGGTAGGATTCGCACCTACAACCACCCGTGTACAAGACGGGAGCTCTGCTATTGAGCTACGGCGGCAGTCCGGCTCTGCCATTGAGCTACGGCGGCATCACTCTGGATCACACCCTTCTAAAGCCATCACCAAACCAGCATGCCCCTCCTCAGCCTCCTCCCAAGTTGCATACCGCTTACACATTTCCTCACCCTTCGGACCAAAGATCATCGTCTCAAAAAGGATGGGAGGGCCACCCTTCGAGAAATTGTGATCTAAGCCCAAGAATACCGTTGAAACGGAGTGCCCCTTGATCGTGTGCTGAGCCACCACTCGTTCCACTTTGTGGGTCTCAAACCACTCGGCCCATTCGTACAAACCTACAGCTTTGGGCTTGTGGCCTTTGAGGATGTAGTGACGACTATCCATATCTCACTGTATTAGTGTTGTGTGGCGCGGCGCACCTGGCGGTAAATATCGCATGATCCTACAATACCATTGGTTCTGGTGGTTGCTCTCCTCAGCCGCAGCCTTCGCGTGCGGCGAAATCTGCTCCAAATTGTGGGCCAATAACTCCAAATGGTATTACATCCCTCTCGCAGTAGTCTGCTACGTGGCCTGCTCGGTCCTATGGCTTCCTGCCATTAAAGAATATAACAAGCTGGCCGTGGTGGGCATCGTCTGGTCCGTACTGGCGGTTCTCACCACCGCCATTATCGGCATTGTAGTCTTTAGAGAAAAATTAGAATGGTATCAGTGGTTGGGTCTTGTACTCGCCACCGTAGCAATCATCTTATTGGGCGGAGAATAACATGTCAGAAATAGCGGTTCCAACTGTCCCAGTGCCTCAACCATCCTACGCCCGTGGGGATGCCTACTGGTGGAATCTCATCAAGGAAATCGGATGGTGCAAGGGAGCCGACCGAACCGAATTGGCTATCGCCCTCCAGCAACGGGTCCCCGAAGAAGAACTTGTCCGCCTAGAAGCCTTCGCCAAAACCAAGCGGCGAACCCTCCAAGGTGCCCTAGACGCCTACGCCGAGATCATCGGCCAGCCTCACGGATTCTGGAACATCGGCGACGACAGCTTCTGGGATGTCACCGCCCACATCGTCGGCCTGGGGAAGGAAGAGTTTCTAAAGGCTCTGCGGGACCCACTCTTGGTGCGGGACCGCATCCACGCCCACGACTACGCTGAGAACTTTGAGTATGTGTTCCACAAACCTTCACAAATGCACTCGGCAGGACTCGAACCTGCAACCCTCTGATTCGTAGTCAGAAGCACTATCCAATTGTGCTACGAGTGCAAGGAGTTAAACATGGGTGTTATTAAAGACGCTTTCACCGAGACTGGTATCCCCAAGATCTTCTGGTATGTGGTCAGCTTCTCCATCCTGGTGGTCACTAGCGGCCTAATGTGGGTTTTCTTCAAATCCTCGAACGTCTCCATCGAGGTCGCAAATACCAAGATCCAAATGATCCGGGGCATCTCCGACATCGAGACGGCCTTTGAGGCTCTCAAAGCCAAAGAAGATGAACTACAGAAGGTAGCCGCCAAGGTCCCAACCCCGCCCACCACCATTCCCATGGCACCAGTGGCCCGCCCGACCCCTCCGAAGGTCATTGATGATAAACTCCATCAGAACATTCTAAGGCTCGGGGATATCAGGACGCAGATGCAGCAACAAAAATTCTAATGCTCTCAGCAGGAGTCGAACCTGCAAGCCATTCGGCACGGTATCTGAAACCGCTGCGTATGCCAATTCCGCCATGAGAGCGAATGTATTCCGATCAAATCTAATGTGTATGCAAGACCAGCGAATTATCGAATTATTCAAAATGGGGCTTGGCGCTCGCAAAATAGCGAGAACATTGGGCTACAAGCACCACGCCACTGTGTCCAGGCAGTTAATGAGACTAGGCCTGTCACGCAACTCTTCGGTTGTCCCAAATGGCGAGAAGTCATTAATACTATTCGGAGGCAATGGTAAATTGGATCGTGCTGCCGAATCGTATTTAAAATTTCGCTGCGACCTCGCTGGATTCGAGTGGGCGCAAGTTCACGCTAGCCTACCATATGACCTCTTAGTGGATTTTGGATCTGGCTGGAGGAGAGTACAGATAAAATCGTCCGGCTTGGCCAACCCCAGCGGCAATTTCATATTCAATGTGTTCCATCGTCAGTGGGGTAATGGCACCAGAGAAAAAGTGCAATATAGCTTGGACGACGTCGATTATTTCTTTCTGTTCGATCAGAATAAGAACTCGTGGCTAATACCATCATCGCTACTGGTGCAGCAGATTACCATAACACCAGAATTGCGGTTTCCCGGTTTCAAATTAGATAGAGTCTAACGAATTTCTTCGAACCCCGATTCACTTTCCCTGGCATCGCCAGGAAGACGCCATTTCAACAGCTCTATGCGCGGAGCTGATCCCATATTCGCAATCGCCGACTCCAATGCCGCCACCACCGCGTTCTTGTTGGCGAACTCGTTCGTGATCCTCAAATCCTCTCGGTCAAGCAGCATCAAATCCCCATTGGCGTACTCATACCTGACCTCTCGGAAACGAGTATAATCCACCATTACAGCCATAAATCCATGAACGATGATCCGAGCCGGCACCTCGGGAAGGGAGCTATATTCAGCAACAAACTGCCCGATCATAAACCACCAATCAACGCTGTCCTGCATGCACTTGGGGGGGGTGGCACGCCCTGGTACATTTTCGTGATATCTGCGATCTGATAGTCTCCGATGACCTGCTCGATCTCGTTGACGATGATCTTCCGCCACTTGATTCCAACCATCTCTGGATCGAGGTGGGGTGTATATTCACCCATCAGCCAATAGTCCAGGCCATCGTGCACCCGATGGGCTTTCCATCGTTTCCCAATAGTGGTTCCGGTGGGTAATGATGCACTGTACTCAAGGAGATCATCAAACTCCTTAGTGGTGATGGCGATAGTCTCATGGTTCTGCATCATGTGCTCTTTTTAAGGTGGTCTTTCATGAATCGCCGCACGCTAGCACAAGCCCGATCGACGTAAGTTGTTCTTAATTCCTCCAGCCCTTCGTGCTTGACTCCGTAAAGGTTTGGCCACACCTCCATCACTCTCCATTCGATCCCCGGCCTGACCAGAACCTCCTCGTCCCTAACCTTCACCAGGAAGCAGACATCTTCAGCAGTTGGGTCGGCGGCGGCATCCAGAATCCTGGCGTGTTTGACCGCCACTATCCTTACCTTATCCGGATGCATACCCGACGCCTCCCAATGCCCCCGGCAGGAGTCGAACCTGCACGGTTTTCACCACCGGCTCCTAAGACCGGCGCGTCTGCCAATTCCGCCACGAGGGCTTTACTCAATCGTCAAATCATCATAGTCCCGGCCAAGATACCCGAACATAAAATACAAACACACCACGGGATCACACACAAACTTGGGCGTCACCACCTTGTGAATAAATTTGAAGATCTCCGCCTCAGACCCACTCACAACCTTGGGGTTCTTAGTGGAACCCATCAAAAACCGATATAGGTCATTCTCGTTGTCAATCATTGAACTGCTCGGCGAAATTCTTCACTACCTCTTTTATCATCTTGTCGACCCAAACAGACATTTCGCGATGCTCAATGCCTCGCCTTAGCGAAATGTAGCCATCCAGGTACTCCGGATCATAGTGGTAGATGCATTCCCGAGTAACGGCTGTAGTGCCCAACACCGAAGCGTCGCGCGAATTGAACCACTGTAATCTGGCAACGATCATCGGCTCGATGCCGGGCTGGTCACTAACGCATACCGCAATTTCCACTTCGCCGTAGAAGCCCGCAATGGTGCTGGTTGCCAATGGCCCGGTAATGTGGGGCACTAGCCCGTTGGGCAGATCTGGAAGAATCCATTTCTTCATACTGCTCCGCCTCAGATTTGAACTGAGAACCTTGCCGTTAGGAACGGCCTGCGCTATCCAATTGCGCCAACGGAGCTTTATTCTCGGGGCTGGAATCGAACCAGCGAGGTGTCATAAGACACTTGAGGGCCAAAGCCTCATGTCAGCTACCAACACTGACGGCCCGAGAGTTATTGGGACGGCAAGATTCGAACTTGCGATAAGAGGTCCAGAGCCTCTTGTGATACCACTTCACTACGTCCCAGAACCGGTAATCAAATATAGACATATCGAAATAGTAGAGGTTCGCATGAACAAAGAACAGGCTATAACCTTGCGGGAATCAGGCTTGAGCATACGCGAAATAGCTGCAATGGGCATATCTAAATCAACAGCCAGTGTTTGGTGCAGAGGGATTAAAGGTAGCGACAAACGAGCAAGGACCAATATTAAATTGAATGCAGCGCGAGGCAGTCTGGCTTGCGCCCAAAAGTGGTCCAAGTTACACTCTGAAGCAATAGCAGAGGCCATATCCGAATGGGCACTTCTTAAACAAGATCCAAATTTTATGGAATTTATTGGCATATATTGGGGAGAAGGAGACAAAAGATGTAGCCAAGTGGGTATATCCAACACTGACCCGGCACTTATACGAAAATGTATGCACATCTTTGAAAGATTCACATCACCAAAATATGATTGCACAATCATGATCTATCCAGACGAGAATGGGGCATCTATATCTAAATACTGGTCGGAACAACTACATCTGTCATGCCCAATCAGGATCATAAGGAAAGAATCATCTGGCAAGCGGAAATATACTAACCATGGAACTGCGCACCTACGATTTAGTGACTGGAGGCTCAAACAAAAATTAATGGCGTGGATCGAGTGTACACGCCAAAGCTCGGTAGAGGATTTGCACCTCTGTGTGGCGAAGCCATCCTGATTTGCAATCAGGCCCGTTCGTCTTCTCCGGCAACCGAGCACTTAATTCCGGCACATGCCCGCTATGGACCATTATAATGCTCCCTAATCCGCTCCTTCAACATCTTCTTGACACTCTGAGCTACCCCCGGATCCGACCCAAAATGACCTCGCCAGTTAAACCTCTGATGCACAAAACAAGTGGTGGTCGAAAGCATTCCTGCCCCCAAAACCTCCGGCCATTAGTCAAAATGGCAACGCGGCGAGATGAATAGTTGTCAAAGTATGCGGAGAAAATTACCCACACCCACTCGACCTTATCCTTAGGATTGCAGATAGATTTGACCTCTTTGACGTCAATCCACCCTCGATTGTGGAGACGTGTCACCGCCACAAAGGTGATTCTCTCGATTTTGAGATCGCGTAGCTCGGTCGTGCTCCCATGTGTCGCGCCGACGCGTCGGCGGTAAATGGGCGGTACAGGGTTCGAACCCGTGAACCTCTTCCGTGTCGAGGAAGCGCTCTAACCAACTGAGCTAACCGCCCTTGGGCCAGCCCAGCTTGACGCTAGGCCGGTACTAAAGCCCGCTTCCGGGCCTTCTTCCTGGTGACTTGCATGTCGAGAGTAAACCGCCCCTTGCCCCGCACCTTCTTGGCTTTGTTCTTCTTGGACCGCTTGTAGGCGTTAGGGACATTCCCCCCATCCGCCGAGAAATTGGCCGCCTGCACCGCTTCCTTACCCCACTCCCCCTCGCCCTCGCGGTAATCCCGGATGCGAATCCCATCCTTGCGGAGAGTCCCGTAGATGTGGCCCAGCGAGAAAGTCTCCCCATCGTGCTTCCGGCACTCCCTCTGGATGGTCCGCCCCAAGAGACCGCGCTGCCCCATGAGAGCAATCCGGTACCTGGTCCTGTCCAACATGATTACCCTTTCTTAGAGAACATCGACAGGGCCACGGCCACCGACTCTACATTGGCTCCGCAGCCCCAGCAAAACTTCACGTGGCCCGCAACGCTCACCGCAGCAAGGTGCGTTCCACAACTAGGACAATAATTCACCACTGGAAGAGGAGCCACTGCCTCCACCAGCTTCCGCCGATGATACGGCCTCTTCGCCTTCTGCAGACCAAAGCTCGCAGCAATCGTGGGGTTACCAAGATGAGCACCCATCCGCCGCCCCTTCAATGCCTCCCGCCGAGCCGCCGCATCCATCGGCAACCCCAATCCCTCGTAGACGATCTTCCGAGCTTCCTCAATGCTCTTGCCGGCCTTCACCTGCGCCGCAATCTTGGCCCCAATTGCCGTGTTCCAATGCTTGCCCTTCGCCGTGTGCTTCCGGATGTAATGCATCCGGTACCCGTGCGAAGTTTTGGCATCATACTTGCAGACCGAGCAAATCAAGTTGTCGGGAATCACAACGGTAGCTGGTTTCTTAGGCTGTCTCTTCCCCGTATTGCCCCAGGTCTTACCAGCGGCGGTATGCTTCCGCAGCACGTGAATGCCGAGTCCAGTCTTCGTCTTGGCGGGGAATCCACATGACCCGCACATGGTATCGGGGTCGGCCACGGGCTTAGTAGTCGCCATTTAATCCTCGCTTGTAAGTCCTTGGGGCAGCGAGGGGTGCGGCGCGGCGGCGCCGCCAGCAAACTATTTCTTGCGGATAGAACTCAGCAGCTTCTTGTACTCAGCCCATATCTTCCGCCGCTCGCCCCTCCTCTCCGGCATCCCCCCATCACAGATCGGGCAAGGATCACACCCATCACTATTGCAGTGTGGGCAATTATTGAATAGGAAGAGTCGGACCCAGCCGCGTAGTTTAGTGAGCATGGCACACCTCCGTATGATCTTTGAAAGCAGAAGGAGGGGGGCAGCCGTGAGTTTCTGCCAATTGAGCCGCCTGGGGTCTTAACATTAAGCGTTTTATTTTATACTCATCACACCACTTAGCAGCTGTGTGATCAGAAACCCCATATACCCTAGCAATTTTACTCATCGAATCAGATTGTGCCAGATGACTATGATGATTTTGAAGCAATCGCCAGGAAAATGGCGGACGTCGGTGCCAAGAAGCTTCTCAGATCAAAGTATCGTCAGTATGTGATTATTGATACTAGGTCTGATGATTATTGGGTTCCAGACTAAAACAAGGTAGGGCGGGCCAGTGAGCCTCTGCGGTGCCGGAGCTGACACCTCCGGAACCCGCCTCCTTGAATGTACGGTGAGGGATTCGAACCCCCGTAGACCCGAAGGTCACGAGATCTACAATCTCGCGCAATTGCCGCTCTGCCAACCGTACTTACATGCTATTGATTACATCCACCACATGCTGAATCATCGCAGGATGCGTATTCCCATTTAAAATTATACGCTGACTTTGTCCCTCCCGCCAAGCATAGCCATATGCTACCTATTGGAACCATTGTCTTTCTGCTCGCGCTTGAAATACTATCGAATGACGATATGAACGTCTTATCCAAAGAATACTGATTAACTTTCCTTTGTGGATATCTACCCTCATTCTTTTCTTCTTTTAATTCCGGGATATTCCTCCCATCATTTGAAAATCTCCATTGATATCCACCATAACTCTTGAAACGCAAGTTACAGCAGGCAGATATGTTGCAAGGGCTAAGGGACACACTCCGAGCGGCTTCTTGCAACCCGTAATAAGAACAGATAAATATGCCGTCTAAACTATACTTTGAAACATATTTAACTTTGTGCATTTGAGCTTTTCTCATCTTTTCTTTGGACTCTTTGGTGTGACTGACCCTAGATGGGCACAGCGTTTCGTTGTAGAGTTCTCTTTTATGGCAAGAATTAAGATATTTTTCTTCAACAGTTAATAGATTCTTTTCATCGCACAACTCAAGGCCAATAAATTCGAAAGCGATCTCTCCATATTTATTCCACGCCCTTTGAAGATGTTCATTTTCGTGTCGGTTTTTCCTTAGGTCGCATTTGTGTTTGCGAAATCGTATAGCCCAAGAATTTGAACTCCCAAAGTATCTCTTTTGAGAGACTCTATTATATATGCAATATACACCACAGTCGAATTTCATAGTGAATTTATCATATTTATGGTCTTTTGGATCATTTCCTGGTCGTGGGCAACCGAGTTGTGCCCACCCTCCAGAGTCTGCATCATCGCCCCTGGAATCCTTGCCGTCCGAGGACCCCACCCGCTTGACCTCACATAAAAATCATACTTGATCATATTGGTCGGCATCACTAGGTCGCCCCAGCACGGATCATCATTTACCGCGTCGATGGCCACCACATAATCTACCTGGGCTATGTCGCTACATGCCTTGATGACCGTCGCGCCACCAAAAGAGTGGCCAATCAACACTATTTTCATGCCAGGATGCTCAGCCACCATCGCTGAGACATCTACCTTATAGCCGTTCCAGCTACCAGCGTCATGGATTTCGGCCTTGGCGGAGCAATTGGCCTGGAGGGCCAGGAGCATATTTTGTGCTTGACTGTCACCATCATCTAGTTGGCTATTTCCTAGGCCTCCGACTACTAGGACTAGGATGGTTTTTGGTGTCTCTTCTGGCGGGATGGCTGGCTCTTCTGGCGGGATGGCTGGTTCTCTGGGGGGCATGGCGATGGGGGGCACAACCTCACCATCTTCGGGAGTGTAGTCGAATTCGCAGGTTATTTTGACGTTGGTGATTTTTAGGTTGGTGATCATATTGGCCTCCACTTATATTTACGTGGAGGATTGCGAAATGACCTCGGCAAGATTCGAACTTGCGACTTCTTCGGTGTGATCGAAGCACTCTAACCGCTGAGTTACGAGGCCGGAATCAGCCTTCTATACTTTAATGAATTTTTGAGCTTATCTTTATCGGCTGCATCCCAAATTGCCTTCTTACGATCCAAGAACATGGTGGCATCTTTGTACAACCAACTACATATCATTGCGGTATCGAATTGGCCATACCGCAATTTTTGGCTGACAGCGTTTGGGTTATGTTTGAATTTTTTATATATACCTAAATGCTTATTTATTGTGGCAGCAACCTCATCAAGCAAATTGCCAGTTGCGTTTCCGGCTGAAAAAGACAGTCGTAGATTACTAACGCGCTTACCGTGCCGTGTTTTATAATTAACCCAGTGGATAGAGCCATCACCGTCAAAAAACCCACGTATAAAATGGTGAGTAAGATGTGATGGTATATCGAATGGCAGCTTAAGACGCGTCTCACTTTTCCGTGTGGTTTGAGCATATTTAAAGCAAAAGTCAAACAATTTGGCCGAGTAGATCAGGATTTGCCAGCAAGCTTTGCACCTAACCGTCGCCGCGTGGCTCAAACACACCTCTTTCCCCAGAAACTTGGAGAAATAGCAAAGGAATTCGCGGTCTACACTTGCCAGACCCCATGTCTTATCGATTCTTGATTTATTCTTCTTAAAACAAATCCAGCCATCAGCATACCAAAAGCCTAAGATATATGCCGAGTTTTCATTCCAAGTATCAAACAGATCGTGGTTTATGCGGTTCGAGTCCGTTTTCATATGGTATTTTTGACCGAACCTCACGCGCTTGAAGGGTGAATGACGGGATTCGAACCCGCGACCCTCTGGACCACAACCAGATGCTCTACCAACTGAGCTACATCCACCGTACGCCCCGTGATTGAACGCCCCGCTATTGACGGAGTTAAGTAGGAGTTATTGACTTGTCAAAGAACGGCCTCGAGATCGGAGATTCATCCCGCCTAAGCGGGGTTATTCTCGTCATATCCGTCATTGGCCACGTAATATTGATCCAACCCTTCCATTGATATAAGGCTAACGTTAGCAATCACATGGAATGGAATCATCCAACAATCACCATTCTTATGGCAAAAAAACCAGTAATCGAAACTTCCCTTTTTAAACGCCTCTTTGGTAGATATCTTGGTGTTAAAGTGCGATCTACGTAGACCAAACTCTGGCCAATTTCTGTTGCTTAGACTAGTTGAGCCTCTAACCTGAATCGTGATTATCTTGCCTTGCTTCAATGCAAACAAGTCAAACACGCACTTTGGATCAGACTCTCCAACCTGCCAGCCTCTAGCTGTCAAAAACTCCTTGCACTTATTAACTGCCACAACCCTCAGGAATTCATCGTCTACTTCACCGAATTCCTTAAGGCCATCGGCAGCCGCCTCTTGCTCTTCTTGAGAGTGCCTAATACAATACTTGACAGTGGAAATCGAGCACCCAAGTATCTCGGCAATCTCCTCATTCGTTGATCCTCTTAATTTAAGCCGCAAAATTACGCTCTTGAAGTAATACCTACCACGCAGCCTATCATACCTATCCATAGTCTACTCCATCAGTAAAACAACCAATGCAATAAACTATATTTGATGGAAGAGGTGGGATTCGAACCCACGAGGCTTTTTACACCTACCGAGGTTCAGGCTCGGCTCCTTAAGCCACTCGGACACTCTTCCGCATCTCTCCTTATTTCCCTTTAGTTCACATATACTTTTAAGCGAACGAAAGTTACCCCTGGTCGGGGTTGCCCTCGCCGCTTAATTCAGGTTCCTTATTGTTTTTCGGAGCTGATTAAGCGGTCTCGGGCCGCTGCTTCAGGGTGGTATGCCCGCATCCTGAATGGTCTTTACTATTATATCTAATAGTAAAGAGCGAGTTACAACCCGAGAGCGGGCGACGCTGGCGGGATTGTATTTTTGTCGTAACTCGCAACATGGTAGCCATTCCTAAACTCCTGGGTAAAGACCCAGCCTCTGTCGGTTAAATACGCGACACTATTATGTTTGCCGAGACAACGTGCGGCGCGCTGGCCGCCCAAGAAAATCTTATGGACCCGATCCCGGTCCCTTCATTTTCACGTACAACGCGGCTTTCCGGCGTGCAGCGTCCCGCTGCTGAGGAGTAAATGAGATCCCAGATTTGACCAGCGCATCAGCCTGCTTCCTGACCACCTCAACCCCATCCGCGCCCAACGTGTTAGCCAACACGCCTAAGAACTCAGCCTGCTCCTTTGGATCCAAAGCCAACGCAACCTCAGCCGCGTCCCTGGCCGCTCCCTCCTCGTCTGGCGAAGCCTTCTTAGAGGCCGCCAAATTCTTAGCATACTCCTGCAACTGATCGATAGCCTGCGATAACAAGTCCGATTCCTTCTGAATTGCTGCTACCTTAGTGGCCGCATCGCCATCGTCCGCTTCCTTCATCAGCTGCACGTGAGCATCATAGAAGGCCAAATACATCTTCTTGGCGGCGGCGTCATTCCCCGAGCCCTCTATCTGAACCATTAACTCTTGCAGATTCTTGTACTTGACCCCATTTTCATCAGACAGGGTCTTCACCTTGTCGTACAATGCCTTATGCTGCCCCAAATTCCGCAGCGTCTCATCGCGAATCCGCTGGCTATTGGCGCTAAGACCACGCATGCCTTCGCTGGGCTTAGTCTCCCCCACACTAACCGTAGTCTTCATCACCCCATTGTAAATGATCGAAGCAAGAACCATCAGGATACGCCCAACTGGGTTCGCAGCCACCGCGTCTAAAATCTTCCCCACCTTGCCGCCCATCCCAGGCTGGCCTGGCTGGCTGGGCTGCTCATCCGCCTCCATGAGATATAGATTATATAGCTTCATCGATCACCTCTATATTATGTTTGGGCCTAAATAGCCGCTTCTCTGTGACTACTACAAAATCGAGATCATTATCTAGACAATGCCTTCTAGCAGCTATAAATTTTGCCGGATTCCGTTCCATAGAAATCAAACGAGATGGTTTAACCTCAACTAACTCAGCGTGGTCTTCATAGATCACCAAGAAATCGGGGGTGTACGACTTAATTATCCCATCGTGCTCATATTCAATTTGAAAAGGCTCATACTCAAACTTAACGACTTGTGGATCACTCTCAAGAATATTCACGTACTTAGTCTCATAACTCGACCTCGTACGAAAATTTCCACCCTTTAATGTAATCATGTCTTGCCCAACACCACGGCCTGGCCTAATCTTCCCCTCTTTAAATAACTTCACCGCCCTCTCGCTTAGCTCCTTGCGATATGCCATATACTCATTGGCAGACATGGCTCTAATCCTAGCCGATGACCGAGCAGCCATTTTTGGCGCGGCTTTTTCCATGTGCTTGGATATTATACTACTAAGGACGGATGGGTCACGATGCAGTCCAAGCTCATTCATTCTCCTCCACAATGCAGCGTGGCTAACACCAAGAGAATTCGCAATCTCTCTTTGACCCATATCGTCTTTGTGTTTTAGAATAAACTCATCCGACTCTTTAGTAAAGTCATACTGTTTTATTGAATTGGCGATCTTATTTCTTTTTTGCTCTGAGCATATTCTCAGTGGCACCACGCCCAGCAACCTAGCTCTCTTAGCAACTTGTTTTGCTGACGCGGCTACTTGATACTTCTTACAAAATTCAGCGACCGAATGATTCGGTAGACCAGACTTAATAAAATCATCATATTTAGCCCAATCAATGCGCCAGACTAGGCGGCTCCTTACAGCCCTGGAAATAGCTAGCTTTTGCTCTGGTGAGATAACCTTGTGAGCTGACTTAATGCCAAGCTTTCTAGCTCTCATGCCAATAGTTCTAGGGATTGTAAATGGTGTAAACTGACCACAAAAGTTTACACAACTCATACTTGGTAGATGCTGTCTAATGAGTGGATCAACGACAGCCCAATCAATCGCTTTCATATGGCCTCCTGGTTATATTTACTCAGAAGGCGAGCGATTATAAAATTAGGCAAAACTTATGCGCCAGCGGCATATAATCTGGAAATCTGAGGATTTCTTGAACGGCACGCTCAGAATCCTCTGGCTGAACAGCCGAAGCGTCGTGCGATAGATCCCAATTGGACCAGTGAGCGGCGCACCTGCACTGGTCACTGGCGTACGGTCCAATACAATATCGCGCCCGCCCACCGCCTTCGTCAAGGCCAGATAATATGGGTTGGATTGCTCAATTGGGTCATACTCCTCAGCAGACCCGCTACGCCCCACAATGTAGATCTGATCGCCTTCCTTAATTCGGTTGACGTCAGAAGCATCAACGGTTGGATCGATGGTGATCGTTTGCGAGCCGTTGGCCACCGCAATAATCTGCTTGTCGTTCAGGCCGCCCACGCCTTCCAGGAACAATAGGCTCGGGACGCAATCGCATGGCGTAGAGGTATCGGGCAGGATTGCCCCGCCGGCCAAAGCCACCTCAGTAATGGCAAAGAAATCGCCGCTAGTAACCCCAAATCCATTATACTCGCCAGATTCGAGCGTGGTTTCGAGCACCAGGACGTTGTTGACTGCCCTAACGTCACTGGAGAGCAGCGGACTCTCAGGTGGCTGGTAAGACGGCTCAAAATAGGCCCGCTCAATCTTCTTAAGAGGCCGATCTGGATCGGAAATGGGGATTGGATTGATGAGGTCGCCGCCATGGTCTGCTCCGACATCTGGCGTCTTAGCGACTGGCGTGCCAGTCACGGGATCAATTGTATAGTACCTGGTATCGGTCGAACTGAGTGGGTATCCGTAGGTTGAACTGGCCTTGTCACTGTCAAAGGAAGCACCAAAGAGGATGTACTTTGCGGCGAATTCCTCCAAAGCGTCAATTCCAGAGTCTACCCATCCACCGGTCCCGGACGATGCGGTTGGATCCCACACTTTGGAGTATGGGAGGCGGTGGGAAAGCATTTCTTTGGCGAAGATTTTGATGAGGTTATGCTCACGGTGCCTACTGATAAGGTTGCCGTGGCGGTCGCGGATTTCGATTTCGACTTCGCCGCGATACTGCTTGAAGGATTCGGAGACAGTTATCTTGGAGGACATTGTAACTCCATTATTTCATGACTAGCCGATTAGAGGCCGCCGGATTGGCGATACCTGCCACGGCATCCTGGAGGGCTTTGTTGCCCGTTGGGCTACTCGCCAACGCACTAACCAGTAATTTTAGTGTATCAGCATGGTTTTTAGTTACCGGGGCTTCCTCCCCAGTGTCGGTCTTAACCACGATTACGCCCAAGTCTGGTGAGATGCCAGCCTTTCCGTCGGCGGTTCTATATACCGCATGCTCTTCGGTCAGGATGCGGTCAAGACGGGCCTCGATGCTTTCTCGCATGCCTCCTGCGGGCATTTCTTGCTGTGCCTGGGGTTCGTCGGCTTTTCGCGCCTCTGATTCTGCTTTGCCCGCTTCCATTTGCTCTTTGAGGCGGGAGATATATCCGAGGATGTCTTCGTGAGCGATTTTCTTGCCGAGTAGCCCGTAATACTTTGCGAATACAGATTTAGCCCGCCGAGTGGCCACAGGAAGCATTGGTTCAAGCCGCCTGGCGCGTTCGGCGAGGTCGATGGGTCTTTCCATGTGGGCGATAAGCGACGCTAGTATGGCCTCAGCATTCACGGCAAATCCTCTTGCTCAATTGACCGGTAGTTGGCCTTGAAGAAATCAGCAATTTCCCGCCCAAGCTGTGGTAGGTCTAGACCGAGAGTGTGGCCACGCCGACGGATAAAGCCCCTATCAAATTTGGAGTTGCCGCATATAAAGATGCTTCGCTCCACGTCTGGCCTGAGGGTAAGCTTCCTGCGATAATCTCCAAGCTGAACTACACATTTACCATCGATGATCGCCACGCTGAGGCTGGGGTTGTTGCGGCGTATTTCAGAGGCTAACCGCGCATTCAGCTCGTGCACTTGACGCCGCAGTTCCTGTTCGGCATTGCTGACAGTCTGCTTAGATGCTGACAGTCTGCCTACGGCGTCCCGCACTGGTTTGAAGCTCTCCGCGTCTTCCAGGATGACGTCGATGACATTCTCAAATATGTTTCGGGCCATAGGTTATCCCTTATATACTTATTTTTGGCTTGACCAGTCTTGGCGGTCCAGCGGCCATGGCGGAGTCTGCTTTGCTGGCGGCGGCGCGGCGCGGCACGAGCCGATGGGGAGAAGCTGCTACCGCTAGCCTCTGAAGGGTATTTAAAGAAACAGCGTACACACAACAAGGAGGCGGACTTGAAACCCATGGATACCAAGCCCCAAATAATCGCCGTAATGAGCATCGAGGAGGCCATCGCAGGAGACAACTGCCCGCACTGCGGGCAGGCAGACAGACGAGTTTACGAGCATATCCGAACCTGTTCCGAAGCGCACAAGAATATCGACCTGGATAAGAATACAGACCGCAATTGCCGATGGGCCACCCATGACCTCTGCGGCAAGGTCCTGGTCCTACGCCGGCAAGATGGCCTCTGCCTAGTTGAAAACGATCACAGCCGTTACGTGGTACCCATTAGCTCCCTCCATTTTGGCATGCTCAGCCGCCTCATCGACGAGATCGAGGAATACGACCTGGCCACAGAAGAGATCGAGAAACTCATCAATATTCTGCGGATCAAGGGCAAGGGCAAGATCAAGATCCCACCGCACCCCGAGCTATGGCCAGGCTGCCGTCTGGAAGTGCAGATGGGTCAGGCCACAAAAATAGCCAGCATCAAGGTCAAGCGCGGAGCCTGCTATCTGTGCGAAACAGAAGATGGGGTGTCCGTGCTGATTTCGCCCAAGAACATCCTGGGGATTAAATAGACTTTCTGAGAACCAGACCCCATCCGCCCACTGGCGCAGTAAGAAAATACAACAGTGGCTGCCGTAGTATCTCTATAAATCCAGTCCTGATAAACAGGGTATCAAGCATCGTATTGGACCAATACATGCTGTGATACGCTGTGATGTCGTCGCAATACATATCTGGAGGGATAGGCATGCCGGCGGTGTGGAACATTTCCTGCTCACCTCTGGGACGGGCATCGAGCGGCAGTGTAATAATAACTACGCCCTCGTCCCGCAACGCCCGGTGGCATTCACTCAAGGCCGCTGCGGCTGATTCGACAGTACAATGCTCCAGAAATTCGCCCAGGACGACCGCCCCGAAATGCCGATTGGGGAATGGAATATTACGCACATCTCCATTTATATATTGCTTGCACTTTGAGAAGTCTCTATTGGTCCATGGTTCAACTTGCTGAATATCCATATTAATAGCACCCATATCCCCTAGGTCGGCTGGGTCATAGGCACAAGCTGCATTAAGGACCGGCCTAGCGCAGCGGCCAACTTGTTCACGTTGAAAGTCATAGCAATTCATTGCAGATTTATTGGCATACCATGACGACCATAATTCATTCCAAGTGTTAGGCAGCATTATTTCTTCAACCAATCGAGTTGTACTCTATCATCATGTACAACGTTCCAACCATCACCCCATAGGTCATATAGCATGTGGAAATATTCATCATATGCTAGCTTAATCCGATCGATTGAATACTTAGCTAGAGTCTTCTCTCTAATTGTTTTGGGATCCAAGGTGTGGACGTTTTGTGCGGCCCACACAAAATGATCGAGGGTTCTGCATCTAAACCCAGTGACTCCATGTTCTACAGTTTCCACAAATGCGCCCCAGTCTGTAGTAATTACTGGGGTGCCACACGCTTGAGCTTCTATGGCCACTAATCCAAATGGTTCAAGGTAAGTTGACGGAACAAACACAGCCTTGGCATGCCCCATTAACTCTGATCGTTTCTTAACATCGGCTGGCCCAACGTACTCCCAATTTCCAGGGGCTAAGTCTAAGTGGTCTCCGAGCAGTCTACCGTTCACCAGTTTGCCGCCCTGGCCTGCTATAATTAATTTGGCACCAATATGTTCAGTGGTAGTTAATGCGATATGAATGCCTTTGCGGGCCATGATTCGCCCGAGATATAGATAATAATCGCCCTTCTCTTGGCATAGGCTAAAATCATCTGGATCTACATAATGTGGAATTACTGAGTCATAATATCGTCCGTCTTCATTCCAGCGATATTGGCCATACACATAATGCATATGGGTATATGATGGGAATACTTTATGGTTTTTACCTATCCCAGTATACCCTGTAGTATACTCAACTGGTATTGTTATGCCGCGATATGTGTCAGCAATGGTATCTTGGATGGGGGTAGTAACGGCAATGAAGTCTTTGTGTTTGACTCGTCTGGCCATTTCGGCGATGATTTTGCCGTTCATAAACAGCCAGTATGGTTTGGAGCCATCCCACTCTACTATTGCTCCTTGGGTGCGATGGTCGTGCCCGCCAAAGAATTCCGACTGCTCCACCTTGGTCATTACTTGGACGTTTTCAGTGCACGGCGGGTTTGAGCCTTCCACGCCATAATGGATGACTTCATGGCCAAGTGACATCATCATTTTACAGAAGGAATAACAATTTGAAGTGAAGGCACAGACATTATATGCTTTGCTGGTCTGTGTGTGGGGTAGGCCGAGGACGTGAAATCGTAATTGCATGCAGTTTTAATACATACGGCACAACGATTATTGGCCCGTTATTTTAATCGATCCATCCTCATTAATAGTTATTGGTTGCTGGGCTGATAGAAAACGAGGAGATAATGTGCCCGGACACACTGTTTCGATAAAGGTGCAGGCAGCAATATGAGTCTTTAAAGCTGAGACTCCAGCTGTTCCGATTGCCTCCCACATTTTGTCTGGGGTGCAGGTTGGATCGAGATTATTCCAAATTTTGTCATAGGTTTTTTGGGTTTGAACCGCAAAACTATCAAACATTGCCCTAGACTCTTTACGGATTTCTTCTACCTGTTGGAAAGCATTAGATGCTTGGATTGGGGTTGTCAAAAAGTCAGTCATATTAAATATCCTCACTCATAAATAACAGTCAGGTCCCAAGTCCCAGTAGTAACGATAGTTAAACCAATAGCAAATGGAATAAAATAATCTAATGATATCGCACTGGCAGTCTCTGGAGTATTGATAATTGCCAACACAGTTCCAGAACCAGCAGTATTATCATATATAGTAATTAATGTCCCGCCAGCATTGTTGAGCACTATCCGATGTAAATTACCAGCGCCTAATTTAAGTGTGGTTGTGGCAGCAGTAGTCAGATGGATACTTTTAGGTTCAGAATTTTCTTTGCCTAACCTTAAAATCATTGCTGACCATACTTCTAAAACTCCAGAAGTTACGCCTGAAGCACTATTGATGGAAGTTGCACCAACTGGTAGAAGTAGAGTATTGGTCATTGGGGCAGTTGTTGGAGATATTCTATGAATCCATACATTATCAACATAGAAATCTGCCCACTCCATAAAGTATATAATTTCATAAGAATGTTTTTGTGTATCCATTTTTATAGAACCTACATCACCGTTGAATAATCCAGATTCTATAGAAGTAGGAGTACCTCCCTTAACCATATTAACAGATAAAACTCCAACAGCAGATAGTTCAAAATAAAATCCATCTTGAGGAGTTTGTCCTGATACAGTAAATGCACCCCATCTTCGGGTGTTTAAAGCAACCGTAGTAGCAGTCACACGAGAAATGCACCTAAACTGGTTTGGGTTCGCAAAAATGAATCTACCACTTCTGACAGACTGAATTTGACCATAACCACTGTTACCTGTGCCAGAAGTCAGGGTAGCAATAACATTTACTGTTGCTCCTGAAGCTGCGCCGCTATTAGATACAGTCCAAAAGTTTGTATCATTAGAAGTAGTAAAAGACGTCCCAACTAATCTAAATGGTTCAATAGTTTTAAGATCACGCATCGGGGATATCTGGGCTTTATTTCCACTGAATTTATCTGACATAGTGGCATTTATAGTGCCCCCGAATCCCATAACAGGAACGGGTTGTTGGTCCGAGGCGATGGCTACTGGCAGAGAAGCTGCCATCGCCTTCTGCCCAGTTTGTGACATTATCTCCAAAAGATCCTTTTGATCATATGCAACTTGGAGAAGTTCTGGGATGTCAGATACTGAAGTAGAAATTTGCCCGTCAGCTCTTGGCATGTCAAGATCCTATTAAACTGGGATTTCTTCCCAAATAACTGAGTAAGCATACAACTGTGTGGCATTTGTTACATTAGGTGTGGGCAACCATCCCATACCTTGTGGTATTACGATCTTTCCATCAATCAGATCAACAGTCGAGATGGGGAAGGTCACTGCTGCAGTTTGTGCCGATGACAAGCTTACTCCAAAATTAGCCATGTAAAGTGGGAAGGGAGCCGTACCACCAGTGAATGCGGTTCCACCAGCACTAAACAAAGTATTAGCAACTGGCTTAGCTGGCGTCCCGCCCATATTATATGCTCCATACTGGCCAGCCCAGCCTGTGGCTATTGATACCGCAGCTGTATTCATCATTTGGTGCCAAATGGCACCAATCTGTAAAGTAGATGCTGCGCCGCTAATAAGACCACAATTAAATTGCCAAAGTACGAGGTTTTTACCAGAGCCCACTGGATTCCAGATAATGAAATTAAGGGCGGCGGCGGCGGCTCCAGCCATTACCTGCCCGGCCCCAGCCGTAGTGCAACTCCCGCTAAATCCGAATACGTTACCGTTGTACACGGCGTCTTGAAAGCGAGCGTGCCCCTCCACAACTGTGGTTGCAGCGCTTCTATCACTGCGCAGAATGGCATTGCTGCCTGCAGCAAGATTTAACGGGCCTACTTGGGTTTCAATTAACATGCAATTCTCCGATTTTAAGCCGCTATTTCTTCCCAAACAATAGAATAAGCGGTGTTGTCGCTGCTTCCAGTTCCAGCCCGCAGTGGTAGCCAACCCATGCCTTGGGGAATTATAATTTTCCCATCAATGAAATCATTGGTGTAGTTGGGGTTGGCTAAAGTGTTAGTGTTGGTGTTGGCCATGGAGAAGTTAGCCATACACACCTGATAGGGTGCTCCACCGCCAGTAAAATTAGTGGTATCGGCTGCCACAAACCATACGTTGGCCACTGATTTGCTGAACGAACCATTTAGGTTATAAGGGCCAAGCCCGGCTGCCACTGAGGATACTGCCGAAACGTTGGAAGTGTTCATCATCCCATGCCACGCAGGGCCAGCGGTTGGGGTTCCGCTGATAATGCCCATTCCAAAAACCCATAATACCAGGTTCTTCCCAGAACCAACTGGGTTCCATATAGCAAAATTAAGATGGCCACCAGCGGCACCGCCAACTATTTGGGCGGCAGCGGTGGCTGTAGCTACGCCAGTAAACCCATAGACATTGCCCTGTATGACGGCCTCTTGAAAGCGAGCATGGGTATCAACTGTAACAACGGCACCAGTGCGATCCGAACGAATAGTGGGTCTAGCCATATTCGCAAGATTTTGTATGCCAACTTGAGTTTCAAGAGGGGCGATCATACATTCTCCTTAAGCGGGTATTTCTTCCCATACCACCGAATAACTAACCACAAGTGCAGAACTGGCCGTACCATAAATCAGAGGAACCCAGCCTATGCCTTGTGGAATAATAATTCTTCCCTCAATTAAATCAGTAGTAGGGTTAGGCCAAGTCGCAGCGGTTCCTGGGGCGACCGTTTGTGTAAAATTAGCCATACAAACCGGGTAAGGAGCCAAACCGCCAGTTATAGCTGTTCCAGCAGTGCTGTTTAGGCAAAACATCTGCGACCCACCCGAAGCTCCATTGAGGTTGCGAATACCACCGGAAGAAGTAGCCGTTACAGATGTAGCGTTAAAAAGGGCATGGAAAACCGGATACGACGTAAGCGTAGTGCAGGTTACTACACATAGATTGAATTGCCACAAAACTGCTATTTTCCCTGAGCCAATAGGATTCCAGAGACAGAAGTTTGTAGAAGCGGCAGCACCCGCACCATAAGCATTGCCTGCTACTACAGTATTATTTGTGGCCGCAGCTTGACAGAGGGCGAAACAGTTACCCTGCAAGACCGCCTCTTGAAAGCGAGTGCGAGCATCTGAGATCACCATCGCCCCCGAGCGATCAACTCGAATCGGAGGCTTAGACCCAGCAGTCAGGATTTTTGCTCCAACTTCAGTTTCGACTATCATATTTGCTCCTAATTAGTCTGGGACTAGCTCGGAATTTCTTCCCAGACAACTGAAAAGCCAACAACATATGTTCCTGCGCCAGCCAGTAGTGGAACCCAGCCCATGCCTTGCGGAACAATAATTTTACCTTCAAGCAAGTCAGTAGTATTCACTGGATAAGCTACAGCTTGGGCAATGGCTGTACCTGAAAAATTAGCCATGCAGACTTGGTATGGGGCTTGTTGGCCGGTCATTGTAACCCCACCAGCACTAGCAACATATGCTGCGTGGGGTCCAGAAAGCTGTCCCATCAAATTTCTAGCTGTGCCAGTAACTGCTGCTGAGACAGCTTGAGCATTATATAAGCAGTGCCATACAGGACCAGCCGCCGGAGTACCAGAAACATACCCCAAATTAAATTGCCAGAGAACTAAATTTACGCCTGAGCCAATTGGATTCCAGATTGTAAAATTAGTGGAGGCAGCGGTGGCACCAGAGGTGGGCAAGTAATTACCCGCTTGTGGGTTAGTAGTTACTGCGGTTAGGCATAGCCCAAAAACGTTACCATTAAGCACAGCCTCCTGGAAACGAGCATGGGCATCAGTTACTGCCAGGGCTGCGCTACGATCTCCACGGGCGGCTGGGCGAACACCATTAGCGAGAATTTGTGGACCAACTTGGATTTCAGCTATCATATTTTTCTCCTAGACAACTAGCTAGTTTTATGTACAGTTTTGGCATCTATTCTCTTTTATGTTTTCCTTTAACTACCTGCAAAAATTGTTACGTCTGGACCTAATGCTGGTGGGGCATATGAATAAGGTGAGGTAGAGGCAGCTATACACAATCCAGTAGTAAAAGATCCTAAACTAAAATTCCCTGCGGGGACAACGTAGGGACCAGGTGGTAAAGCAATGGTATATAAAACAGTGCCGCTAAACATCCCAGAATAACTGGCTATATTATAGAATAGTAAGTATATTAGGATATCATTAGGGTTATTGGCAATTATGCTCATGCTACTATTGGCGGCGGCTGTGATTAGACAACGTTGAAGAGCAGGATAAAACCGAGGGATTAAAGTTGCGGCATTGGTGATAGATTGGACAATAGTAACTGAATTATTAGTGTATAATGAAGTAAGCACAGAGAGGTAATTCATAGGAAATGCTGTTGATGCCCGAAGAGTAATAGACGCCCCACCCGTTCCGGTCCAAGCAATAAGCCGAACTATTTTATATCCACTACATGGAATAAGAAATATATCAGGCGCTGAGGCTGAAGTGCCCTGTGCGTTGCCAGATGGCATTGCGTATGAATTTGATAATATTACAAGTTTTGGGACTACTGAATAATATATGCCGTCTAGCGAATACGCCGCATAAATGTAGCCTGTCGAAGCAACACCATAACTATCAATTCCGGCAGCAACTATGGAATGCCCATTTAGGGATATATCAACATATGATCCTTTAATGAATGATTGACTTACACCAGAGCCAATGTAGCTTGGGGCGGTTACTGTTATCCGTCCGCTCACTACCACATCTGGCATGCTTGTAGCTACCACTTGGTCATTTGCTATGGTTACCGGCAACGATGCAGCAGAACTCCCCATCCCAGTTTGCGATAGTGCTTCCAAATAATTTTCAATATCCTGCATCGTCTCCAATTGCTCTTCAAGTATCTCGTTGACGGACGGGGAGTTTACAGCCAGACCACTCACTGGGTCAATTTGCGCAATATTCCCATTCAGATCATTTATCTGTGTAATTTGATTTGCTAAGTTTTGTGCCACATTACACTCTAATATATATTGTTACATCTGGGCCTAATGGTGCTGGAGCATAATTAGATGAAGTCATTGATGCCGCCAAGCATATCCCTGTCGTAAAAGTTCCCAAGCCAAAATTGCTCACTGGATAAGAAGATTGCCCTGGTGGTATTGGAATAACTAGGGTTGGAGTTCCATTTAGCAGCGTAGGTAAGGTTGATAGATTATAAAATAATAAATACACTAATGAATCATTTGGATTGTTAGCAGTAAAGCCAAATAGAGTGTTAGCCCCACTAACTACTTTTCGTTGTAAGTTTTTGTAATAATATGGTGTTAACGTCGGCCTATAACTGTCAGCGGCAGCTAATACTGGTTGAACGGTGCCAAAAACAGTATTCGTATAGGTTAGAAGCGAAGAAAGATAATTCATTGGGGGAGCAACTGATGCTCGGAGAGTAAAGGTAGCAAGCCCAGTAATAGTAGATACGGCTACCATTCTCCATCGTTTGTATCCGGCACACGGAAACCAACAGATTGCGCCATCAGTATATGGATTGAATCCTTGGGTATAGTTTTTATAGATTGACCCACCGCTACAATTTACAAAATTTACCCCATCTAATGACGCATAAATATAATAAGCAATACTCTGAATGGTTCCGGTGGCTTGGACCGTAACTATCGAGTGTCCATTTAAGTCTATGTCGATATAGGAGCCCGGAAGGGCGAAGAGTGCGTTGACAGCGATTTTATTTATCGTACCACTTACCACTACATCTGGTATGCTTGTAGCCACCACTTGGTCATTAGCTATTGCTACTGGTAATGATGCAGCAGAACCTCTAACCCCCGTTTGACTTAATATTTCTAAATAATCCCTAATGTTTTTAAAGACTTTGGATTGTTCTCGTAAAGTAGCAACCAGAGACGGATCGTCTACTTCAAGCCCATTTACTGGATCGATAATAGCTACATTACTCCTATCATCAGTAATTTGTGTAATTGCAGTTGTAAGCCCATGAGCCATTTTAATCCTTATGAACTAGAAAATATTGTAACATCTGGACCAATAGGAAGTTTGATATAACTTATAGGAGACGACGATGCAGCAACACATAACCCAGTTGTATAATTTCCTATAGAAAAATTACCTATGGGTATTGTAGAGAAGCCTGGAGGAATAGACAAAACAAAGTAGATCGGAGTATTGGGACTAACCGAGTTCGCATTGAAAAAGAGCAAATAAATAGTAAAATCATTTGGGTTGTTAATGATTAATCCAAAACAGAAATTATAGAGCGCAAGGAATTTTGTAGATAGATTTGGTATAAATCTGGGCACCAAATCAACTGGCGTAGTCGATTGGGACATAGTAACAGAAGTGTTAGCTTGGAGAGAAAGGAGTAAAGAGAGATAATTCATCGGCATGGCGGAGGAGGCACTGAGAGTAACATTCGCAAAACTACTAGAAAGATAAGAGCACACCAATCGAACTACTTTATATCCAGCACATGGAACAATAGAAATATAATTGCCAGCAGCGTATCCACCTTTTAGGATAGAACCACCAGTTAAATTGCCCATATTCATATCAGGCGCTGCAATATTCACAAAATTTGTACCACCTAATGATACAAAATTCACAAAATTTGTACCATCTAATGATACAAACACCATTAAGGTATATGAATTATTAGGCTGGCTTATTGCCTGAACTGTTACTGTTGAGTGCCCATTTAGCTGAATATCAATGAAAGAGCCGGGCGTGGGCGGAAGCGAGGCGAGACCGCCAGTATTTGCTCTCACAATCTGCCCGCTTACTACCACATCCGGTATTGAAGTAGCCACTACTTGGTCATTAGCTACCGCCACTGGCAAGGATGCTGCGGCATTTTTGGTTCCAGTCTGACTTAATATCTCTAAGTAATTACTAATATTTTGAATAGAGTCAGAAGATTGATCCAGTAACTCCTTAATGGATGGAGAATCCACGCTCAAACCATTAGTGGGATCAACTGGAACCACTTTTCCATCTTGGTCAGCAATCTGCGTTGAAGTTGTAAGTAAGCCTTGTGCCATATTATGTGCTCGTGAAAATCGTTACATCCGGACCCAATTGCAGGGGAGAATAAACAGTAGCAGACTGCGATGCTGCTATACATAGCCCAGTAGTAAATGCCCCTAAACCAAAGTTGCTGGCTGGAATTGTTGAAAAACCGGGGGCAACCGGAATAGCATAATAAATTGCCGCATTCATCAAAAGGGCGTTGGTATTAGTGTTGTATAGCAACAGATAAATCGTAAAGTCATTAGGATTATTAACCAGCATGTTAGACAAAACTGTAGCCGCTGCATTATTGACTACTTTTTGTAAGCCTTTGTAGAAGCGTGGGACAAGAGTGTTGGCTTTAGATATTGATTGAGCTACACCAAACTGCGCATTAGCGTGATTGTTAAATAATAAGGAGAGATAATTCATTGGGAAAGCAACAGAAGCACGAAGAATAATAGTAGTTCTGCCAACAACTCCACGATTTGTAACTATCCGCACTGACTTATACCCGGCACATGGAATGAGCACAGGCCCCCCTCCGCCCGCTCCGGCGGTGTTAAATGCGGAGGCAGTAAGACCGGCAAGATTTGGAAAGTTATACCAAGATGTTAAAGTGATACCAACTACCGTCACATAATTTACACCATCAATTGATGCCTGTGGATAAAAACCAAGTCCATTATCCGCTGTATACATATACACGGCAACCACAGAATGTCCGTTTAAGTCAATACTTAATATACCGCCATTTGTAGGTACAATCCCACTCACCGTTACATCCGGTATGCTTGTAGCAACTATTTGGTCATTCGCTACTGCTACTGGCAACGATGCAGCGGCACTCCTGGCCCCAGTTTGCGATAGTATCTCTAAATAATCACGAGTCTTCTTAAGAGACTGGATTTGCCTGCACAACAGCATCTTGGCTTGCGAGGAATCCACCGCCAATCCATCGACTGGATCAATCTGGGCGATGTTCCCATTAGGATCAATAGTTTGCGTAAGATTTTCAGACAAACCTTGCATTCAAATTCCTGTAAAAGTAGTCACATCTGGTCCAAGTTGCAATGGGACATAAGAATAAGGAGATTGAGAAGCTGCCAAACACAACCCAGATGATAAATTATACATATTAAAATTACCAGAATTAATAGTGGTGAGTCCCGGTGGGACCGAGATCACCATATTTGGTGTGGCACTTAAGATATTGGCAATAGTGGTTGTGTTATAAAATAGAAGATAAATAGAAAAATCATTGAAATTATTGATATATAAACTAAAAAGTTGATCTGCGGCGGCATAAATCACGGCCCGTTGTAGCCCTTGATAAAAACGAGGGACTAGAGTAGATGCGGCCGAGCCGACATATGAGTACGCATATTGAACACCAGTTAGAGAGGTATTGGCAGCACTGGAGAGAAGCAAAGACAGATAATTCATTGGCATGGCTGCGGAGGCACGGAGAGTAACTTGCACACCGCCGGGCATCCCTCCCGATGTGTTTAATATTCGCACCCTTTTATACCCAGAACATGGGACCAAAAATAACCATGGATAATTTGCTACATAAAATCCATACTTCGACGCCGCAAGGCCGCCAGCAGAATTAATAGCGGGCGTCGGGACAAAATTTATGCCATCCAATGATGCGTATGGTAGTAAGTATGAGGACACGGTTGGCAAACCCATAGCTTGCCCGGCTACTACTGAGTGCCCACTCAACTCTATATCAACAAAAGTACCGGGAATAAAAGTAGTAGGATGTAAAGTGCCGGTAGAGTTTATTTGTCCACTCACCGTTACATCTGGTATGCTCGTCGCTACTATTTGATCATTAGCTACAGATATAGGCAACGAAGCCGCTGCCCCCCTAACCCCAGTCTGCGATAGCATCTCAAGATAATCTTCTATATCCCGCAACAAAGACAACCGCTCACTCAGAAGATTCTTAATGGATGGAGAATCAACCATTAACCCATTATTGCTTGTGGGAGCAATATTCCCAGTTGGGTCAACGATTCGCGTGGTATTTGTTATTAATCCTTGAGCCATTAGGTTACTTGTACTCCAAAGAAATTAAACGACAGCATAGAGGTTGAGGCATAAACCCTAACAATATCAGTAGTAGCCAAGCTTATACCAATAGTCGCTGAAAAAGTGTTGTGAGCTGGAATACTAACTCCATAGTAAATATATTGGGCAATAGTGTCGGCTGCTCCCCCAACAGCTATTGATATATTAAAGGTGGCTGTGGATCCACCAGAGTTACATACTGTTATGGTTGATATAACAGTACTAGTAGCCCCAGGCACTGTATAGGCATTAGTCAAAGCGCCAGCTTGAGGATTAGTCTGACTTAAAACTTGGATAGTGTCAGCCATTTTATACTCCTATGCGCCCATTAGCATAAACAATCGTGCTGTGGACCCAGCTGCCCCCCCACCTGCCGCCCCACATGGCCCAACAGCCCCACAAGGCCCCAGGGGGCCGCATGCCCCCAATGCTCCGCATGGTCCGCATGGTCCTAAAGCACCGCATGGGCCAGTAGAACCAATTGCCCCGCATGGGCCACAGGGTCCTAATGCTCCACAGGATCCCAGTGCCCCACAGGGTCCTACCGCTCCTAGTGCCCCACAAGGCCCGACAGCCCCACACGGACCGGTAGAGCCAATTGCCCCACATGAGCCTGTAGAACCAACGGGGCCACAGGGTCCAGTTGATCCGATTGGGCCGCAAGGTCCTAATGCCCCACAAGGACCAATTGGGCCACAGGGTCCTAGCGCTCCACATGGACCAGTTGAGCCTAATGCTCCGCAGGGACCTAAAGCACCACACGGGCCAACTAAACCGCACGCACCGTCTACGCCGCAAGGCCCAACCGCTCCGCAAGGACCAGTAGACCCAATGGGTCCACAGGGACCTAATGCGCCACATGCTCCTGGAACCCCACACGCCCCGGCCACACCGCACGGGCCTACTGCTCCACATGGACCAATCGCGCCACACGGACCAGTAGAGCCAATGGGACCACAAGGTCCTAATGCCCCGCATGGGCCGACCAAGCCGCACGAGCCAATAGGACCACATGATCCTAAAGCCCCGCATGGCCCTAAAGCACCGCAAGGGCCAGTTGACCCAATTGGGCCACAAGGCCCCAGAGCGCCGCAAGGACCTAATGCACCACATGCGCCAGGAATCCCACATGCGCCCGGAATTCCACACGCCCCCGGAACACCACACGCTCCGGCGACACCGCAAGGACCAGTAGATCCAACAGGGCCACATGGCCCTAATGCTCCGCAAGGACCCAAAGCGCCGCATGGGCCACATGGACCCAACGCCCCACAAGGACCAACTAAACCACAAGGACCAGCCCCGCATGGACCAGTTGCACCGGACGGGCCTGACGGACCAGAGGGGCCTTGCAACCCGCACGGACCAGCTAAACCACACGCCCCACTCCCCCCGCCCCCGCTCATGTCAACCCAGTTTGTTCCATCATAATAGTAGCACTTATGGGCAGCAGTATCAAAATAAATCCACCCAGCCTGAGGCGTGCTAGGCGGAGCGGCCCGGTTCTCCAGGCGCAGATTCAGAATCTGATTGCCAGTAAGATCAACGGTGGTTAAAAATTTATACATTACGCTACCAAGCTACAACCAAACTATCTTATATTTACAAGCAGCCCCCTCCACCACCACATACATCAAAAAATCAGCAAGGCGTGCCCAGCGATAGCAGACGAATACGTTATCACCACCGTATTGATATCCGGATAAGAAACATCACCAAATATCGTATTATCAAATTGGTCGTGTGTGGAAACAGTCGCTGGATTCCTACCCAAGTCATGAACAATAGTCCACGTTGCCGAATCCACAGGCTGAGAATACTTAAATTCAGTCGTTGCCCCAGTGCCGGAAATTAACCACGCTATGTAGCTATTGAGCCGCTCCCCCTTGTCCACCTGGCTAATAATATTTAAGTATTCATCTGGAATATTTAAGTCTAGTTTCCCACTCTTCTCATCGTACCGAACATCAAATTCATAGGAAGAATTATCGTTAGCTGCAACCCTGCCAATTAAAGAGTGTAAAATAAGATCGGCCACCCGAGTGGCTTTTGCGATTTGCTGAGGTGATGGTGGATCACCACCTCTAAAACCGCGGCCATACGGCACTGGAATTTTATAACTAGCCATTAATATTCTGTGCAATTACTTGCACATCTTCATCAAGAATCCGGATGATCTGACCATATGTTTTAATACCATGTTGCCACCTACGAGGAGCACTGGTAACCTTGGCCGAAGCCCCCGCCTTATTCATCACAAAGTCAGATAAAGTAGCAATCAGCTTGGGCGGCACTTCCTGCTTGGCCTCTGTGCCCGCAAATGAGCCAAGAAACATATAATCATCCATAACCGAAGAAGCAGCGGCGCGCCCCTCCACAATCTTACACAGTATGGCCCTATTGCCACTCGATAGCTGCACAGTCAGCCCAATCCTATTAAAATCCTCCTCCAACGAGAAAATAGTGTCCAAGTAGACAAGATTCCTGATCTTGTACAACAAGGCATTAGTGCTGCTCTCAATAATATCATCTGGCATAGTTCACCTATATCGATCTTAATTATCTTTGTGGTGGACCTCAGCCGTACTATATCTACAGAAAACTGAGGACAGCCCTGCCGGCAATAGCCGACGAGAACGTAATAATCGTCGTATTGACATCAGGATTACTAATGTCTCCAATAATTATATTTCCATCCATATCATGCGCCACCACATCAGTCGGCCTCTTCCCAGCATTGTGAATGATCTCCCACGTGGCGGCTGGAGTGTCCTGGCTGAAATAGAAAGTGGTGACAGGAGCCGCCGCAGGCGTCAGGTTCGGATCACACACACCCTCATTAAGATTCGGGCAGAAATAAAAATCTTCCTGGCAACACCTCTTCGGAATCATTCCGGGGGATTCAATGTTGACCGGCAGAGCTTGGTCACCCGTAAACTGACTATGCCAATCAAATTCATCAGTAGGAGTGTCCAGCCCGACACCGTTGAAACCTTGCCGCAGGCAAGACGGATCTGGCGTCCATATCGGCAAAACCAAAGGGTCAGCCTTGTCATCAGAAGCTGGAAGCAGCCACTTCCTCAATAGCTTGCTATTGTCCACAGATGGCTCCACCGAAGCCACGGTATCAGTGGACAAAAATGTGGAATTGAAATTCTGGATGCTCACGGGCCTCAAATGAAACGCTGGCATCTCACCGAGCGTCTGCGTGGCCATATACAAAGTATCGTCACTGGCCTTCCGTAGGCTCATCGTGAACTGCGAAGAAGTAATGCTGTAAAGCACCGATTCGGTTA